GTAATCTTATCAAAGATTTTCTTACCAAACTTGTACAGTTTTACCTGTCCTTCGTTTTCAGGATGCTTAGGGTCTGACACGATATAGATGTTTGCATAGTAAGATAGTTTTCTTTTTCTCTTTCTAGCAATATCTTTGTCGCTATCTAAACCAGTATTCCATAGTCTGCTGTTTTCCTCAGACACAGGATCCTTTTGATTAAGTGTTGTCAAACTGTTTTCAATAAACCAGCCGCCTTTGTCCTGGAATGCATGAGACCATAATCTCTGCCATGGCATTTCTTCACCATTAGAGGCAGGTAAAAACCTAATAACAGCATAGCCATTACCAGTTTTATCCATCTCAGGTTTCCACAACCTGTCGTCCTGATATTTATTTTTGTTTGATTGGTCCTCTGGACTAAGTTTAGTTTCCAGAGCTTTCGTGATTGCGTCAAAATTACTTTGACTTGATTTTAAACTTTCAAAATCCATATTATTCTCCTTTGTATATATGTTTAATGTTCGTTGTCTTAGTGTAGGCTGTATAATCGCCTTCATGGTTATTTATAAGAGTTTTACTAAGATTTGGCATTTTTCTTTGACCATTCTTTTGCACTCTCGCCTTTAGGTAGTGACCTCTGTATGAGGTACTCTCTAAACTGTTTACACTTATTTTCGATATAATATAATAATCTAATCATGTGTGTATAATACTATAGTTTGAGCATATTGTCAAGCGTGGAATAGCTTATATATTCCAAATTCGGCAATTTTCTACTATTCTCCCAATCTTCAATAGGAGAATTGACGGCATCTCTACCATCATTAAATTGATTAACTTTGTAAAATTTGACATCTGGATTCCATCTGAATAGTGTATGCCATTGTCTAATCCAGTTCACAGCAGGTGTTGGTCCGTTCTGTGAAGCTGTATAGTGTTTGGTTGACTTGTACATATTGTTAATATACTTGGTTGCACTCAACAAATCATGGCCAATTAAGAATATTTCTTTTGGTTTTTCTCTCTTAACTGCAACATAACCAGAAGTAGGACCACATGACCAACCATGGTCTTTTGGTGTAGTCTTATCACCATCTTCATCAACCATCACATCCATAAGTGAGTATGATTTATCATTTTCATAAATCCAGGAAACCTTTAATGTGGCATTGTTCACGCCTTTTTCATATCTTTCTCCGTTTTTCTTAATCATTGTAACAAGGCCTTCTAATTTAGCACCATGCATTACAAACTCTTTACTGTTTTCTCTTTCATTAGTAACAAGTATATCTTTTAACATGTGCTTGTCTTCATCTGCTAGACCTGACATGACCAACATATCATACATTAGATGTGGTACTTTAGTCCAATCTCTGAAATAACATGGTATCTTTTGTGCCACACCAGCATGATATACTTCATGCATTATGCCTTGGTCAACAGCAGTTAAAACATCTGGTGTAAAATCTCTATACAAGGCATTACAACCATATATCTTACCATACTGTCTTAGGTTTTGTAAATTATAATCTCTACGACTTTCGCCGTTGCCTATACAAAATACTCTACCACCAGCCATGTGCAACCCCCAATCCAAATACATTGACTATTGCAAAGTAACCTACAAGTATAGTAGGCCATGCTAGTTGGCGTCTGTAGTGTGCATAAAAAGCTGTGATACTGCCGATAAAGAAACCAGGATATACTATTCGCATATCTGGATTATCAGCTGTAAAGGCAAGTGTCAAACTTGCACCAACTGTAAATATAAAACTTGCTAATTCGAAATAGAAAGCCACTTTATCTGATTGATAACTTGATGACCAAAATTGTTTAATCTTTTCCACTCTAACTCCCATAATAATGGTTTAATAGTCCTGTTGCATATACGAATATAGCAACACCATTTAGAAATATCAATGCACGGTCATGCCATAACATTCCTACAACTAACCAACCGGTGACACCTATACCATGAACATATATGTTCAAAGGAAAAATGTTTGCACTTGTTAATGCCATACCAGCAATAATGAATATACTAGATACCCATTTGATATACCATGACAAGTCACCTTTTGGTGTAATCTTTTTAAAAACTCTTGTTGAGTTTAATTCTTTAATCTTATCGTCTAATTTTTTTCTAACTTCATTTACCATCGACAAATACTTCTTTCATAACCTCTCTCATCTCCACCATATTATATCTCACAAATGGTTTCATTTTTATTAATTTCTTTTTCACTTCTGGCCAAACAATGCGTTCATTAATTTGTTTGTCCCACTTTTTACTGAACCCAATAATTTGGTCCATAATGTACAAAGTCTGTATGTTAATTTTCTTTCTAAGATAAAGTCTAAGCAATCTAGGATGCTGCCCATTATTAGGCTGTAAAGCATCATCAAAAGAAAGATTGTTAGAAAAGAAGTCATCATAACAAAGTACAGCATCGCTTCTAAAATAGTTACGGTAGCCATCTTTATATTTCTTCCAAGATTTATAATCTTCTGAACCATCATTTCTTACTAAATCACCGACCCACTTATTACTATTAACAATAAAATTACTAACGAAATAATCCACAATCTCTCGCTCATCAAATCTTTGAGATAACTTATGAAAAAAATGCCTATCATTCCGTTTCGTAAAGCTTTCAAGTTTGACATTAACTTTTCCACCATATCTTTCATAATCATAAGATTTAGCAGTAAAGTGATTTTTAACTGCCAAATAAATTTTGTAAACATCGAAACCACCATACATATTAATCTAACAAATATTTTGCACTCACTGGAAAGTGGTCTTTCAAGTGTCTTGCCATTGGTTGTGTTATCATTCTTGTTTCTGCCTGTGTATCATCTTTATTTCTTAAATTACATACTCTAGCAAATGCCATTACAGAACCAGTCCAATACCACTCTGTCATCATGTTCTGTGGTAATATCATTCTGGCCATTTCAGGTGCAATGTTTTTTTCAAGCATGTCATTGTAAACTGTTTTACATGCCTGTACTACATCTGTAATATCAAACTCTACCTCTGTTTCTGCACTGCCTTGTTTCTTGTTCTCTGCTCTTTCACGCCACATGAAAGGCATATAAAATTGTGGTTCATCGTCAACATATCTACGACTTACCTCATTCCACACCAAACCTACTTGGTGTTTTACTAATTGTCTAGCAACAAATATTGGTGCCTTAATTAAAAATTGTAAAGTGGTATGACCAAATGGTGACCAATGATTATGTTTTGCTAAGTATTTAATTAACTTCTCATCATTATCTTCAAACTTATCTTTTCTTTTATTGAAGGACACACGAGCTGCATTAACAACTGACAAGTCACTTCCCATTTTATCAATAATCTCAATGTTCATTGTGGCAATGTTCCCGTTGGTTTCTCTTTGAGTAAATTGGCATTAAGACACTCTGCGTGTATTTTTTCTTTCAATGCCTTTGAAATAAGTCTAGTTACGGTTTCTATCTCTATCTTGTTTTCTTCACAATACCAGACGATAGCGTCCATATAAGTTATAGGCCGTTTCTCTTTTACAATCCCCTCTATCATTAAACTAAATTCTTTACTGTTCATCTTCACCTTTCGAAGTTTATTATAAAAGTGGTAGTTTATTCTGTTACGAGGAAAACTACCAAAACCCTAAGCGACTAAGCCGCTAATGCAAAGTTATTATCGTTTGCGTTTATTAGCATGAAAGGTTGCCACCTATTAATCTCTTACAAACTTCTCAACACCTGTCGAATCCTGTATCAGCCCCATCATAAGCACACTCTGTAAATGTGTTTATGGTGGAGCTGGAGGGAATTGCACCCTCGTCCAGTCTGTCTACCATGTTTGTCGTCAACGACTAATTCTTTATGAAGCGGTTGCTTCAGCATTTTCAGTATTATACTTATCGTAAAAATACTTAATCTCTTCTTTTAGGTCGTTCATGTAGTCTTTAGTTTCTTTTACAAAAACTTTAGATGAACCATCTTCACCACCCATTATAATAACAATCTGTTCAATCTTCTGACCAAATATCTCCTCATACATGTGTGCATAAGCAGTACATTGCATATAATAACTTTTGTTCCAAGCATCGTTACGCTCTTTGTTGGCAGTTTTGAAATCAATCACTGACAACTTACCATTATATTCTGCAATACAATCAACTTGACCTGCAAGTGTTAGTTCTTTAGATACCAAGATTGTTTCTAAACAATGAATGTTATCAACTTGGTCAAGGTAAGGTTTCATAATACGAAACATACCTAGAGGCAATACATCTCTAGTGGATGCTGGTTCGCCTTTCAAATAATTCTCAATTAGTGTATGAGTTGCTGAACCACGCCTAGCGGCACGACCCATTTCCCATTTAGCGGCTTCTTCACCAACATTTTTACGCCATGCTACAAGACCTGGTTTAGGTCGTGCATTTAGGACAGTTGTAACAGACGGAAACGCCTGACCATCAACTTCGTAAAATCGCATACCATTGGTACGCTTGCCTTTGGTTTGAGGCAGCTTCGTTTCATCTATCTGTACAAAATTAGCCATTATTTACTTCTCCATTATTAAGTTTGTAATATACATTATATCTTATTATATTCACTTTGGCAAGCCTTATGTGCCTTTACCTGTAAGTAAACCATTATAATAATCTCTTTCAGCATTTATCTCAGCAATTCTTTCATCGTTAAGACTTTTGTCAACTCAAATGAAAGACTTTGCTAGTTCAGTTGTTTCAGTTACACGCCTTGTCCAACCTTTACCAAAAGTATCAAAGGTACTTAATTTCTCATAGTAACCTTGTCTTGCCTCTTGGAAGTTCTCAACTGCTTTCTCAATGCCGTGTTCACCAACATATGCATTAACAGCTTTGAGTGTATTTGGTCCGATACCACCGTCTGCAACTGTACCAATCATTGTCTGTAGGTACTTCGCACTTCTTCCTGGTCCAGCATTCACACCAAAATCAAAAACACAAAGGTCCAAACCACTAGGTAAATCATCACCTTTCATTTTGTCCCAATATCCTTTTTTATAGATTGGTGCTACATCTTCAACTGTTAAGTCTTTCATATCTTTTGTACCACCAAATTCTTCATATACTCTTTTAGTTACACCAAGATTTGTTTCTCCGCCTGGATCCTTCGGATGATTTACATAACCACCTTCATGGTGTAGTATTGCTTTTAAGCATTTGTCATAGTTTTTCTGCATTTTACTTCCTTGTTAGTTTGAGTATTTTCTCAATCTGTGCCTTAATAATTGGTCCTCTATTTGGCCAATGTATGTAAGGTTCGTCTGATTTAGAGAGATTGTATAAGAAAGGTAATATCACCTTTTCAATCTCTTTAAATCTACTTTCATATACTTCATTTGTGACCTCTTCGGTAATAGTATCCTTTTCGGCCACAATCTGCATGATTTCATTCATCATGCTTTTAATATCGCCCACATCTGATTTAACTTTAGATAGTTCTAAGTTATTTGTTTCGATTACTTTGGCGTCAACACTTGGTGTAGTTTCAACAGGTTTTGCAACCGCTGTCATACCCCAATCTTCATCGACATCAAAGCCTCGCATATAATCTGGTAAATCTTTTGTCATATCTATTTTCTCTTTTGAGCTGCTTGTCGTTTTCTATGTTTCTCTACGACTTGCTGTGTTTTAATATCCTTAGCACTTTTCTTACCGTGCTGGTCTGCAAATGGTGAGATTGGATGTGCTTCTGCAATTCTACTTTGCATCTCTTTCCAACCATTATCAGTTTTCATGTTACCATGACCTACGACACCACTCTTAGATATATTTATCTGAGTGAGGCATTGCCGAATATGTTTATTCTTTTTCAGATAAGTTTCCTTTTCTGATATAGACATCATATCGTCCCACTGTTTACCAGTTTTTTTATTCTCAAATGTGTATGTTGGCACTATTTACTCCGATTTAAAAGGGTCTTTTTGTATGAAGTATTTATTCAACACTTCTAACTGGTCATCATACTCTGCGATAACCTTTAGTTCTTTTTCAATCTCAGTTAGTACATCACCATGTTCACCAATTCCTGATGGTCTTTGCATCAATATTTCTACATTCACTTTATGTTTAGAAATGTGGCCTTTTGCATGGTCTATAATTGCTTCGATTGTTAGTTCTCTATCATAATTCGCCATTTATATGTTCCTTCCTTTAATAGTTTTGGTATTTTTCTACACCGTTTATGTACCAATCTGGTACGCTTGCCGGACTTTTCCATGTGGCAAATCTTTGTTTCTCAAAAATATA